CTTGGAACAAGTCGGACGCCATGATAGCAGAACTCAAAACCATATTGAAGGAGCGGGGATTGTGACCAACCCACCTGAAGAAGCAAACGAACGCCTGCCGACTGTGCTGCAATTTGGAGAGGAACTGACCGACATGAAAGTTGAACAAGTGGACCGTGAGGCTGTCGTTGATATGATCGACACTTACTGGCAGGGGCGAGACGAAAATATGAACAAGCTGTCCGAGGCGTTCAAGAACGGACACTCACAAGGCACGTTCGTCCGGGCCTTCGCAGCCCACCGCCACACCGAACGCGCCCGCCTGATCGTAACCGCAGTCAACGCTTATGAGCCTATGCTGGCTGCTTTGGAGAAGGCGCGCAAAATGTGCATCTCCGCAATCGAAACGAATATCACCGGCATTGATTTCGATCCGGCGAGCCATCCCGTCATTCAGGAAATCGACGCAGCAATCTCCCAAGCAAAGGAGCAACAATCATGAAGACCCTCCAGATAGATGAAAAGTGGTCAATTGAATATGACCCAACCCGAAACGACAGGCCAACCAACTGGCTTCGCTATGGCTGCAACACGCGCCGCTTCGAGGAGAACAATGCGGCCACTGCCATGTTTTATGCCCTGCTGAAAGAGCGCACCAGCCCTAGGGCTGTTGAGAGCATTGTGGCCAACTTGACCAAGATGGAGCGCAAGTGGTTCACGACCACAGAATGGGGCAGCTGGCTGGCTGAGGTCGGTCAAGACCTAGCAGCCAAGGACCTAGTGAAAACCTCAAATGGTGCATTCACCTTGACCCCGGTCGGTGTTGAAGTCTCGCTTTTCTTGAAGAACCAGCGATGACTGAGAATGCTTTGGGATATTTGACTGGGTGCGCCTTGTTGGTTGCGCTGGGGTCAATCGTCACAGCCATAGGGATCATCATATGGTTAGCGCTATGAATTTCAGGAGAGAACCAATGACTGAGCCAAGAGGCTATCAGCCGCTATATCACTTCGACATCGTCAATCGCTGTCCCGGCTGCGGCCGATCGCATTGGCATGTTGGGCGGTTCAGCGCAGAGTGTGTTGTCTGTGAGACGGCATTGCCCTTTGCGTTCGTTGCCAGCCAGCCGATGGAGCCACGGTTCACAGAACACCACAGCCGCACAGCCACCAAACGCCAATACAGAGAGATGAGGAGGAATTCATGACACCTGAAACCTGCGGACATTGCAGATGGTGGCTGGGCAGGATTTCCGGCCACATTTACACCCCTGGAGACTGTCGGCGCTTCCCTCCGCCTCACCCAAAAACACCTCCCAATCATTTCTGTGGGGAATTCACAGTGAGAAAGGACCGACAATGACCGCACGCCGACTCCGACCACCAGTTCCTGAGCCAACATTCATTCAGTGTTGTGTTCCAGTTGACGTCATGGTTTACAACAAGTCATGCATCAGCCGCCGCAAACAAAGGGCAGTTGAGCGATCAGACAAATGGAAGTATGATCACTGCATGCAGCACGCAACAGTCGAAATTGACGGCCAACCATATTGCCGATCACACGCTGCCAAGGTCGCTCTGGCCCAGCTGCTTGAAGAGCCTGACCCAGAGTGGCACAAACCGAAGGATGGATCATGACTGACTTTGAATCTGAGTGCAAGGTCTCCAGCGAGAGGCCAGAAAGTGCTGGCGGCCAGACCACAGGAGCCACAGCCTATCCAGTGCGGGTTGAACACTTGCCCACTGGCACTGTTGCAATCGTCGGGCGGCACCGCTCACAACACAAAAACAGATCAGCCGCAATGGCTATGATTGAATGGGAGCTGTCATGACCACCATCAAACGCACACTTTCGGGTCCGACCCTGTTTGCCTCTCTTGAGCCCGAAGAAATGATCGAGGCTAGGCAATCCCAAGAGCCCGACAGCCGCAGCATCCTCGCCAGGACCTATGGCCAAGGCTATGATGAGGGATATCAGTCCGGCCGACAGATCGCTATGCTGATCCAAGACGAGCATTTCCAGCGAGGAGTTGAATCTGTGAAATCCAGATCACCAGCCATCCTGTTCTTTCTGGGTTGGTTTTTCGGGAATGCGACCCTGCTCCTGCTCCATTTGATTGTGAATTAACAGTTGACTTTTGAATTGAACTGGCCGACAACACTTCTTGAGGGGAGAGTTCCCTCACCATGAAACCCGATCTAAGGAAACCAAAATGACCATCACAGCCAAAGAATACAACGTCCTCAACGCCATCGCCCACCACGAAATGAACAGCATTAATGGTGACACCCCAACCCAAGCTTCGGAAGTGCAGACCTATCTCTGGGCTGACGATTTTGGCGGCGAGATGCAGCTCAATGAGCATGCAGTCGGCGGCGTGATTGCCTCGCTGATTGAGAAGAAGCTCATTGAAGTCGGTGAGTGGGACGAAAAAGACAACTATGTCAACTTCACTGATTTGGGCTTTGACGAATGGTCAGCAGTTCACCTCTGTGATGAGCTCAAAACTGCAGAGCCAGCCACCCCAGCAATCACAAAATGCCACACCGCTCTGGCTCGCGGCCTCAACGGCAAGGAAAGTGTCCACTGTCGCCAAGCCTACAGCGACAGCCGCACTCCGGCCCAGAAAAAGGCACAGCAACAGCTGATTGACGCAGCCCTCAAAACCAAAACAACCGGCAAGGCCACAGGCGACACCATCACTGCTCTGGTCGCTGCCAACCCTCGCAAGCCCGGCACCCACGGCCACACCAGCTTTGAAATCATCCTCAAGGCCGGTGGCTCCATCGCTCTGGCTGATTATAAGGCAGCGGGTGGGCGCATGAATGATCTCCGCTGGGACATTGAGCGCGGCAACAGCCAGCTGGCCTAAACCAATCGGGAGGAGTTCAGGCTCCTCCCACCACCAACCCGATCTAAGGAAATTATCATGATTTGCATCAAAACAGGATTTCACGGCTATCTCGTTCAATATGGCGAATTCGTTTATGGCGACGCCTATGCCGAGAGCGAGGACTCAGGAGCTCTTTGTCTCCGCATTTGCAGCCGCAGTCGCAAGCCAATGGGGCCAAGGATCAATGTGCTCGTCCACGCTTCTGGCCAGTGGTTCGACAGGGACGCCAAACCCGGCCAGAACTCAACCCTTGTGGCCTCGGAAAATGATTGGGAAAACACTGGCTATCAAGGCCGCGAATTCACCCTTGAAAATGGCAAGTTGACTTTGACCCCGGTCTGGCTGCCACCTGTTTTGGAGATTGTGTGATGTCCCTTCCAAAACAACTTATTGACTTCAAGAAGCTCTCCCATCTCTGGAGGAAAGGCTGTTTTGAACGCACAAGATTGCACACAACAGAAGAATCAATCTCGTTCATTGATGAAGTCTTGAAAGCTCCCGATTGTGTCATCTATCAGATAGAAGATGCAAATGATATATATGAAGATTTGGAACAGATCGTATCAGGAAATTCAGATTCTGAAGAATTGAAGCAGGAGATAGCTAAACACATTTTCCTGCCTTCCTCAAACACAGTCTTTTGCAGCAGCCTAGAAATGTCGGATCAAGGGACAGCCCCCACTTTGTTTGCATTCAAGGGTTATGAAACTGGTTTTGAAGGAGTGCAAATGAGAGTTTGCGGTGAGAGCCACACATTCAACGGATCGGGCCACCAACTGTTTGATTTTTCAGATTTTGAAATACTTGAAGGAGGAATTAGCTTTGGGGATAATGAGATAACAGAATTCTATGAAAAGGCATTGGAAAAATTCGGCAATGGAGAGGCACTAAAAATCCAGGAATCAGAGGAAGCTCTTAGCTGGATAAGAGCTAAATCTTTGGAGAACCGAGAGAATTATGATAAATTCCAGACAGCAATTCTTAGGGGAGTCTTGCTCCCTATATTATTTCAATAAATTGCCCAAGCTCTGGAAGATCGATCATGACGAGGAAAGTTTTCCCTTCTTCCAAGTCGAAAAAGCTTGGTCTCGGAAAATTCAAAGGATACACAATTGTCAGGAAACCCACAGAACCAAAGCATGGTGAAATCCGGAGGTCGGCTTGCGGTCGGAAGAGCCAGCACTGGTGCCGGTCGCACCTTCGCTTCACCCATGGCAAGTTCGTTCAGGTCAAAGGCCATTGGCGCGGCGATCCTGATTTGGGCAGAACAATCGCAATACACAAGGAAAAATGACATGCGCATAAAATTGAAAAGACGACTCAACCACCCTCGCCACCGGCCTTCAAAAGCCTTCCGGAAAAGGTTCGTCCTGCTCTGGGTTGGCAAGTTTGAAGGAGAGAGCTTTGACTCGATCCTCTTGCCGGGCTTTTATGGCACCCGAATTTCCATCTCAGGCAATGGGCGCGTCTGGAAAAGATGGCAGGACATTATTGCGGAACGAAAAGTTTGACTTTGACCCATGAACAGCGGACAACTGCTGACTGAGCAACATGGCTCAGATTGAAAGGAACACCAATGACCAAGACCACCAAAGGCAAGGCAGTCGCCAAAGCCTCAAATACTTCTCTCTCCGCATCACAAATGGACCAGATGGCAGGTTTCGCCAACAAGGGCATGGAAAGCGTCGGCGTCGGCGATGTCATCATGCCGCGCCTGTCCATCCTTCAGGACCTGAGTCCGCAGGTCAGCACCCGCAAGCCTGAATATATTGAAGGCGCTGAAGTCGGCCAGATTCTCAATGTTGCTACGGCTGAAGTGGTTGACGACATTGTCGTCATCCCTTGTGTTTATAAGCGGCACAACATTGAGTGGAAGCCGAACCGTGGTGGGTTCGTCAATGACCACGGCGAAGACGAAACCATGCTGAACGAGTGCACTCGCGATGACAAGGGCTTTGATGTGCATCCGAATGGCAACATCATCATCCCAACCGCAACATGGTATTGCATCGACCTGTTCGGCAACCAGCTGATCATTCCGATGAGCCGGACTCAGCTGAAGCCTTCGCGCCAGTGGATGTCTTATGCGACCAGCGAGAAATTGGACCACCCGGAAAAGGGCAAATTCACACCACCCCTTTTCTACCGGTCCTATCACCTGTCCACGGTTATCCGTGATGATGGTGACAACAGTTGGTTCGTTTGGAACGTCAAGAAAGGCAAAACGATCCTTGAGATGAATGACCCAGACTTGATGGCTGCGGCAATTCGTTTTGAGCAGATGCTGTCGGCCGGTGAAGTGGCCGCTGGTGCTGAGAGTTTCGGGGATGAGACGTCAGGTTCAGCTGGAGGGAATTCCACCAAAAGCGACAAAGACAAGTTCTGATCCGGAATGGCTGGGGGAAGAGGGTCGCAACTGCTTCCCCCAGTTACCACTTTTGATAAAAGGAAATTGAGATGGAATTGAAGCCCAGTGAATATGTTTTGTTCTGGCCCATGATGATGGCTCCTGAAGAGCGTGAAGAAGACTCACTCGCAATCACAGTGCCGAGGGTCGGCCAGTTTGTCAGTGACAAGAAGCCCATCACTGATGAATTCTACAACATCAACCTGCTGGACGAAAAATCCAACACTTCTGAGAACACCTCTCTGGTCTATAAGGAGTCGATGATCCTCTCGTCGCCTGACAAAGAAGTCGTCATGGCCAAATATAATTCGGCCTACAACATCGCGATCCAAGCTGCCGGCATCGCCAAGGGCGCAATCGTCCATGGTCAGGCTCGCATCGACAAGCTAATGAAAGAAGGAAACTGAAATGGCCACCAAGAAGAATGAAGAGCAAGCTGTTGAACAGGTCACCATGACTGAACAGCAAGCCACCGTAGCCGTCTCACGGATGATCGCCCGGCAGCATGGCCTTGACCCAGACGAACGCTATCGCGGCAAGAGCAATGCAGACCACTGCATGCAAAAAGCTCGTGAGATCGTCGGTGCGATGGTGCTGCTGAAAGATGTTGCCATTGAATTGCCCCAAGCCGAAGACGATCCGGAAACTGGGAAGGAATAAAATGTCCACTGCGTATGTAATTCAAAAGCCCCGCAATCCGGAGGACTTTGACTTGGACGCAATCCAGTCGTTGGGGAAGATTGAATACATCCTCCCAGCCCCTCCGAACATTCACGATGGGCAGCGTTTCCAGGAGGACATTGAGCACATCAGCAATGTGATTGATGCTTCTGGCGCGGACGATTGTTTCATCACCCTGTCTGGCTCCCCATGGAGCAACATATTGTTCGGTGTTGCTTGGGCACAGTCCGACACAAAGAACCTGACCATGGCCATCTATTCCCGAGGACGCGACAAAGACGGTCGCCGTGGTGGGGAAGTCGGCAGCTATCGCAAAGTGCCTGTCAGCTGCTAGCTGGCCAATCAAAGGAAATAATTATGACCGACAAAACTGCTCTTGATGCACTCTTCGGAGCCAAGAAAGAAGCCTCCGACAGCCAACTGAGCAAGATCAGCGATCTGCTGGTGGCTGAGGCTGCTGCCACTGACGCAAAAGAAACTGCCGAGGCCATGGCTGCTGCCGCCCGGCAACAGATCAACACCATCACCCAGCTGAAATTGCCCGAGGCAATGCTGGAGGCTGGCATTGAAGAATTCAAGTCCGCACAAACTGGCACAACAGTCAAAATCCATTTTGCGGCCGATGGCTCTCTGGGACCCAAAAATGATCCCGAGAAGGAGAAGAAGATTGACCTGCTGGTGGCCAACGGTGGTGGGGAGATCGTCAAACAGAGCGTGACAGTGCACTTCCCCAAGGATCAGTTTGAACAAGCTCAGGCACTGGCTGACAGGCTCTCTGACGACCGAATTGCAGTGGTGACCTACTTCCCTAAGGAGTTGGCTGAAGAGGCTCAAGCGCACGCCGACAAGATGCTCAAGACTCTGAACCAAGAGACAGTCGTCCTGACCAATGAATATGAGAATGTTGAGTGTGAGCGTTCTGTTCATGCGGCTGGCCTCAAAAAGTGGGTCAAGGACCAGATGGAAAAGCCGGGCAAAGACCTACCACTGGACCAGCTGGGAATCTGGTATGGCCAAATAGCAAAGATCACTCGACCCAAGAAGCAAAAGTGAGTGCGAAGTTCTCTCTGCACCACCCAGACGGCTGCTCGATTGAATTTGAGCCTCTGCCGGATGACATGATGCGGATGACTAGCAAGCGGGGTGGGCGGGAACCGATTGTGTTCCCTGATGTTGGGGTTGAGCTTGGCCGACTCTATTATAAGGGCTGGTTGAAAGAGGGGTTCATGAAAGATGGAACAAAGTGAATTGAAAATCCGGGCCCGGATCAGAAAGCTCGATCTGTTGGCTGCCAACAATCCAAATCCGCACGAGGCAGAATCAGCCCGCATCAAGGCACAGCGACTGCGTGAGCAGATCGGTGACCAACCCAAGCCAAGTTATTCTGGGACAATCATGCCCGGCGCAAGAGAGCGAGTCATGGATGAGATAGCTCGCAGAATGAGGGAGCAGGGCAGACCACAGCAAATGTGGCCAAGTGAAGAGGTCATCCGTGGCCGATCTGAGGAATTCATGAAAATGTTTAAGGAAAGCAAATGACCAATCCAATCATCATCGGCGCTGGCATGGCTGGCCTTTTGGCTGCCAACATGCTCCGTCGGCACAATCCAGAAGTCGTGGAGAGGCAATCCAGCCTCCCCAATAATCACCATGGCGTCTTGCGGTTCCGCACCTTGCGGGTGAGCGAGCAGACCCACATCCCCTTCCGGGAAGTGCAGGTCTTCAAGGGTGTCGACGAGTCAGACCCCATCCGCGCTGCCCTTCAATATTCTTGCAAGGTCACTAAGGGTTATGAAGTGCGCAGCCTGATCAGCCTTGAACCTTGCATGAGGTATATTGCTCCGGACAACTTCATTGAGCAGATGGCCTCTGGGCTCACCATTGGCTATGGTGTTGATGGGCTCAAATATCTGTTGCCCGACAATCGGCAGGATGTTGGACCGATCGTTTCCACCTTGCCGATGCCGATGCTGATGGACGCAACGGAATATGATGGCCCAAGACCCGATTTCAGATCACTGCCCGGCTGGAGCGTTTCCGCCACGATTGATAATTGCGATGTGTTCGTGACGCGATATTTCACCAACACCATGAAACAATATTACCGGGCCTCAATCACTGGCAACATTCTCAATGTTGAGTTCGCTGGCGAGAAGCCTGCTGTTTCTGCTGCACACTTTGAGCAGCTTGTGCGCGATGCTGTTTGCTCGTTTGGGATTTTCCCTGACAGGATTTTATCGGTCCACGAACCCAAGACTTCACAATACGCAAAGTTGGCCACCTTCTCCAAGGAGGATCGCCAGAAAGCCAAGGACTTTATGTTCTGGGCCACGAATCAACTCGGCATTTTCTCTCTCGGTCGGTTTGCCACATGGCGCTCCGGCCTGCTGATGGATGATGTTGTTGACGATGTGCTCAAGATTGAGCGCTGGATGATGCAAGGAAACTATGAAAGGCAGAAAGACTTATGAAACGTGCAAAAATCAAGGTTGAGCTCATTGACTTCACCGGCAAGGACACTCCCGACGAAATGTTCCGCGCCGCCCGGTTGATGGCGTTCACAAAGAACACCCGGCTGAACATGACCCCTGATGGCTGGGCAAAGTTCCGTGACATGCCCGAGGACGAGCTTCAGGAGGAGCTGAAATACATTTCTCGGACCATCCCGACTGCTTGGGAGTTTGTCAATATGACCTTCTCAATCCAGGAAGTTTCTCGGGCAGCTGCTCAGCAGATCACTCGCACCCGCTGGACACCCATGGAGGCTGATCTATATGGCTCCTACCAGATGCAGAGCCAGCGTGTCACGGACGTCACTGAGATGCCGTGCTATGTGCCTGAAGGCTTCTCTGCCCAAGAGGATGTCCATCACTCGCTGCGTCTGGGCAAGGCCATGGACCAATATGCGGCCGACATCGCTCACCATGGTGATGTTGAGAAAGCGCGAGGGTTGCTGCCGATGGGTGTTGCTTGCAACCTCATGGCTCAATACAATCTCCGCACCCTCTCTGAAACATGCCGCAAGCGTTCGAGCTTGAGGGTGGCTGGTGAATTCAATGAGGTCGTCCGGCAGATGCGCGAGATCGTGATTGAGACTTGGCCTTGGTCGGAGCAGTTCTTTGAAATGAAGAACAAGACTGCCATCGACCTGATTGAAGAGGTCGCAATCACTCTCCCCAAAGAGCAGAAGATGCAGCTGGCCAAAGCCGCAGACATGTTGAAAATCTGATGGGCAGGAACCGAATCATCTGTGACTTTGATGGCACGCTCGTCAACATCGCACCCATTGCAAACTTTGTGGGTGACTGGGACGAATTCCACCCAAGGACCTTTGATTGTCCACCGAATCAGGCGATCATTGATTTCATGGCATTGATGGAGGAACATTATGAAGTTGTCGTCGTGACCGGCAAGGGCGACAAATTCTACCCCCAGATGTGCGACTGGGTCACCAAATACTGCTTCGCTCCTGATGCCATATTGATGCGGCCAGTCGGCAATTTCATGAGTGATGCAGAACTCAAGCCTTTCCTCATGGAGCAGGAATACGGGCCCGACTGGGAGAGCAGTGTTTTGTTTGCCCTTGAGGACCGGGACAAAATGGTGGATGCGTGGAGAGCCCTCGGGATCACATGCCTCCAATGCGCAAGGAGCTTATATTGATGGCACATGGACGTAAAGACTTTGAAGACAATTTTGATGGTGTTGGTGCGGTGATTGATAAGCCAGACCCGAAGGAGAGCAATTTGGGTGCTATGCTGCATGAGCCGCTGCCTGCAGAGCCATCCATTCTGGATGAGATTGAGATGAAGTATGATAGAAATGAATATCCTGATGACCTGCTGCGCAATGGCTCGCCTCTGGAATTCCTGCGCAGAGCTGAAGACACCCTTGTGACTCGTGGCAAGGAATATGGTCCGAGCTATCAGCGTTTCGGTCCGATATTGCATGCGATGTGTCCGGCCGGAATTGAGCTCAAGACGTCTGATGACTGGGGCAGGATGGCAGTGTTGTTGATGATCATGGCCAAGCTCGACCGATATATGAACAATTTCAATGAGGGTGGCCATGAAGATTCAATCACAGACAACATCAACTATCATGCAATTCTCGCCAGCCTTGATCGCGATGCAAGAAAGAAATGACCTTGGCAAATTCTTCAACCCATTCCCGGCTGATGTCAAAAAGGCGCTTGAGCGTTTTGCGAGCAAGTGCGAGTTTGACCCATATACTGGCTGCGTTGAATTCAATGGCGCAAAAAGCCTTTCCCAAGGTGGCAGTGGGGTGTATGGTGCTTTCTGGTTCAATGGCAAAATGCACTATGCCCACCGTTGGGCGGCTGAATATATCCATGGCCTCAAGGTTGATGTCTCTGTTGAGGTTCACCACAAGTGCAGAAACACTGTCTGCGTTCAGCACCTTGAGTCCCTCACTCCGGAAGCCCACCGGGAGCAGACTTGGCTCTTCCGCCAGCGCCAAATATGCGGCCAAGAGCATTGGGAGCCCTTGAAGCCTGACCCAATAGCATCAGACGAACTACCATTTCACGACCTGCCAGATTGGCTGGCACCATTCAAGGAGATCAAATATGACAACCCCCCGTTTTAAGCACGGAGAGATCATTCGCTTCGGCTCGCAGGATAATGACCTGATGAGGATCATCAGCTGGCAGAATGAGCGATACACAGGCATGCTGGTTGATGGTGGTTTTGACACTGCACTTGACACACGCATCGAGTTGGCTGGCTCCGATGATGAGGCTCTGTGGCACTCACCTGAGATGAAAGCTGCCCGCAGCCTTTCCCACCGCCACCTGAATTCCAACATGCCATTCGGCCAGCTGATGCATGCCAACGCTCTCAGACTGGACAAATTCTTGGACGAGGACGGCAATGACAGCTGCGCAGACTGGACAGCAGCAGACTGGATGGTGGCCATGGTCGGTGAAGTCGGGGAAGCTGCCAACATCATGAAGAAAATTCGCCGTGGGGATTTCACCCTTGAGCAAGCCAAGCAGCAGCTGGCTGATGAGCTGGGTGACATTCAAATCTATCTCGACATCGTGGCCCAAATGTGTGAGATCAATCTGGCCAGAGCAACCAGGCAGAAATTCAATGCTGACAGCAAAAAGCGCGGACTGGATATTTATCTATGATCATATTTGACACAGAGACCACTGGCCTGATTGACAACACCGCGCTGCCTCTTTCCAAGCAGCCACAGATCATTGAGCTGTTCGCCAGCAAATATGACAACGAGACCTTGGAGCATGTTGGGGATTGGCACAGCCTTTTCTTTGCGCCAAATGTTCCGGATGAAGTCGTCAAGATCACATCCATAACCACCGAGATGCTCGTTGACCAGCCCAAGTTCGTCCAGAAGATTGACAGCCTGATTGAATTCTTCCTCGGTGAGACGCATGCCTTTGGCCACAATCTGTCGTTTGATATGACCATGCTCTGGCTGGACCTCAAGCGGATTGACTTCGACAAGCGTTTCCCGTTCCCCCAGCACCAAATCTGCACGGTTGAGGCCACTGAGGGTGACAAGGGCTTCCGCCAGTCTCTGGCCGACCTTCACCAAGAGCTTTTTGGGGAGAGCTTTGACGGTGCCCACCGGGCCAAGTCAGACGTTCAGGCCACCAGTCGCTGTGTCATTGAGTTAATCAAGAATGGGAGCATCAAGTTGTGAGAAACCGCACAGGCTATTCATTCCGAGCAGCCTTTGGGCATCTGGATGAAGTCATGAGCAGGATCGAAACTGATTATGCGCCAATCACTGACCGGGCTTCAACATTCGGCTTCAACAACTGGAGCAAGCTCTGCAAGAAAAATGGCAAGCGGCCTGTCTTTGGTGTTGAGATTGCAGTCTCTCCAGAGCCAACTGCCAAGAAGGTCACCCGCTCCCACTTCACATTCATCGCAACCGACAGCCTCCTGCCATTGAACCAAGTGGTCCGTCTGGCCTCCATGCAGTTCCGCTATGAGCCGCTGTTGACTTATGACGACCTGATGTCACTTCCACCGGGCTTGATAGTCATTCCCGGCAGAAATGCCATCATTGACAAAATTGATCCAGAGGCCATCAAAGAGAGTGGGACGCTACTCAGGGTCAGCGCCCACCCATCAACACCCAGGAAACAGGCTCTCTGGGCGGAAAAGCATGCAATTGAGACGATTGCCTGCTCCGATAACTATTATCCGAGCCCTGAAGACCGAGAAGTGTATGAAGTGCTGTGCGGCAGAGGGGCAACCATGCAGACTTTTCCGATGCACCAATTCACTCGGGCAGAGATGATTTATCATTGTGGGCAAGCAGCCGTCGACCGCACAGACGAGTTGGCCAAGCTCTGCACAGCTACCCTTGACCCGGCCACACTGCTCACCCCTGAGAAGCCCAAGACGCTCCGCCAGATGTGTCTTGATGGTGCGGTCGCTCTTGGTTGTGACCTGACCCGGCAGGAATATATGGATCGGCTGGACCGTGAATTGGACCTGATTGAGGAGAAGAAATATGAGGACTATTTCTACATCATTGCCGACCTCGTCGCAGATGCCAAGACCAAAATGTTTGTTGGACCTGCTCGTGGATCAAGTTGCGGGTCGCTCGTTTGTTACTTGTTGGGAATCACCACCATTGATCCCTTGCCATTTGGACTCATATTTGAAAGATTCATCGACATCACTCGGGAAGATCTTCCCGACATCGACATCGACTTCAGCGACCAGTCCCGGCACTTGGCCTTTGAATATCTCGAGAAAAAATATGGCCAAGACCGGGTGGCACGCCTCGGAGCCGTCTCATTATACAAGCCCAAGTCTGCCATCAATGAGGCTGCGGCAGCTCTCCGAATCCCTAAGTGGAAGGTTACTAGCTTCACATCTTCCATCATCGAACGGTCCGGTGGCGACAGTCGCGCCCTCCAAGCCATTGAAGACACCTTCAATGAAACTCCTTCAGGTCGAGAGCTGCTGAGGGACTTCCCAGAGATCATCATCGCCCAACGCATGGAAGGCCATCCCCGCCACCACACCCAGCACGCTGCCGGGGTGGTCGTGACACAAGAGAGTGTTGAGAAATACGTAGCGATTGACATGCGCACGCACGCCGCCCACTGCGACAAAAAGGACGCAGAAGACCTGAACCTGCTGAAGATTGACGCTCTGGGGCTCACCCAGCTGGCTGTCTTTGAAGACTGCCTCAAGGCCATCGGCAAGAGCCATGACTGGCTGATCAAATATCCGCTGGAGGATCAGGCAGCTTTCAAAATCCTGAACGACCAGCGTTGGTCCGGCATCTTCCAGTGGAATGGCCATGCCCTTCAATCCCTGACCCAGCAGATCACCGTCACTGAATTTGAAGACATGGTTTCCATCACTGCGCTCGGTCGTCCGGGCCCGTTGGTCTCTGGCGGTGCCACAAAGTGGATCGACCGCAAGAATGGGCAGAAGCCAGTCACCTATCTTCACCCTGAGTTTGAGAGCCATCTTGACACTTCCCTAGGCATTGTCATCTATCAGGAGCAGGTGATGTCCCTAGGGCGGGAAATTGGTGGATTGAACTGGGCTGATGTGACCGCACTGCGCAAGGCCATGAGCAAGTCACTGGGCAAGGAATTCTTTGACCAATATGGCGACCGCTTCAAGGCCGGTGCCTCAAGGCTCGGCATCGAACAGGAAAAGCTGGACAATCTGTGGGATGAGCTTTGTGCTTATGGCTCTTGGGCGTTCAATCGGTCTCACTCGGTTGCCTATGGCCATATCAGCTACTGGTGCTGTGTGCTCAAGGCTCACCACCCTCTGGAATTCGCTGCCGCAACTCTGAGCCACGAAAAGGACAGTGAGAAACAACTGAAGCTGCTGCGTGAGATGGTTGCTGAAGGATATGAATATGTCCCAGTTGATCCAGAAAAATCGACCGACAAGTGGCAGTCCGGCGATGGACGGCTGATTGGCCCACTGACCAATGTCAAAGGCCTCGGACCCAAGGTTCTGTCAGAGATCATGGCCAGCAGAGCTTCCGGCCAGCCATTGCCCAAGCGCGCCCAGACCCTGCTCAAGAACCCAGTCACGCCGATTGATGAGCTTGAGCCGCTGAACAAGCGGCTGAGTGTTCTGTTCCCTGAAGGGCTGCACACAGCTGGGGTTGAAAGTGCCACGACCAAGGTGATCGACGCTCAAACATGCGGCCGAGATCGCAAGGTCGTGATCGTTGCCAAGGCCCAAGAAATCAATCCTCGGGACGGCAATGAGTTGGTGAATATCCAGAAGCGCGGATACAAGCTCAACGGCAATGCACTTTTTCTCAATTTAGTTATTGAGGATGACACGGATAGGATGTTAGCTCGGGTCAATCGCTTCAAATTCGTAGACCAAGGGCAGAAAATCATCGACGAGGGTGGGCCAGGAAATTCGATATATGTCTTCGCAGGAACAATTTCTGCGGACTTCAGAATACTGAACATTGATCGGTGCAAGCTGCTCGGACACATGAAACCAAAAACAACAAGCAAGGCCTCCTGATCCATGGCATTCACAGAACTTGACGAGCTCACCAATGTTGGTGCGTATTTGAAGCGTGTTGGTGCTGAAGTCGTAAACTTCAAATCCGCATGTGTCAAGGTCACAGAGAATGGGTATCCCAGAACCACAGGCTGGATCAAATTCAACACCACAGCAGGCACCGTAAAAGCCTCTGGGGACGTTGATCCGCCAACCGAGGCAGAAGCCCTAGCAATCGCTGAGGAGCTTAAGACAGCCAAGTTCCCGCACCCGGTGGCCCTTTCCGCAATGGCCGATTCACCCAAGGGACTGAACCCAAAGGATGACAACGTATTTGTGTTTCATGACTTCCAGAACCGAGTCGTCATGCTTCAGGAACGGGTGGAAACTCCAGACGGCAAGATGTATATCCCTTGGACCCGCTGGAGCGATGGCAAGTGGCGCAAGATGGAGCCAGAGGATCACGTTCCATTCTATGGCCTCCCAGGAGCCAAGGATCACTCCGTGCTCTTCATCCATGAGGGCCCCAAGGCAGTCCAGAAAATCAAGAAGCTCATCTCTGGCGAGGCAGTTGATGATCGTTTTCCGTGGCTGGAATATTTCCGCTGGGGAGCCCATGTGGGTTGGATTGGCGGTGTGCACTCCATGGATCGATCTGACTGGGCCAGCCTTGCCCGCATGAATTGGAAGAAGGTGGTGATCGTCGCTGACAACGACAACATGGGCAAGGCAGTCGTCCCCAAGATCGCTCAGCACTTCCATGTTCCGACTTACAGCATTGTGTTCAATGACCTGTGGCCGACTGCTTTTGATCTCGCTGACAAGTGGCCGGACGAAATGTTTGGCGATGTGAACAATTATATTGGCCCCTCAATTGAGCACTGCATCGAGCCAGCCACATGGTGCACAGATGAATTTGAGATCATTGGAGCTGGTGGCCGACCAAAGATCGTCCATGAAGCCAGAGACGTTTTCTGCAATCAGTGGGTCTGGATTGAACAGCAGGACTTGATCGTGAATTTGGACATGCCTCAATATCGCATGAGCGCTGCCCACTTCAATTCCTTCTGTCGGCCATTTTCGCATGTTGGGAACACTGCCCAGCTGTTCCAGAAAAGCTATGTCGGCTCTCAGATGAAGCTGACATATGACCCCGGCAAGGTCGGCACTCTGATCAGGGACGCTGCCGGGCTCGGAGCAATCAACCTATACCAGCCCTCACCAATCAAGCCAGAGGAAGGAGACTGGGAGCCGTTCCTGGAATTCATGGAATATTTGGTTCCTGGAGAAGAGGACCGGGATCACCTGCTGCAGTGGATCGCAACGCTCGTCGCTTGCCCTTGGCTCCGGATCGTCTGGGGGATATTGATGATGTCCGAGCAGCAAGGCACAGGCAAGACAACTCTGGGCACCATATTGGCTGAGCTGGTCGGCCGGAACAACTCTAGCTTCCCCGGTGAGAACATGATCGTTGGGTCAGACTTCAATGGCTGGATCGCCAACAAGCGGCTGATCGTTGTCAATGAAATCTATTCCGGCCACAGCTGGAAAGCATACAACAAGCTGAAGCCATATGTGTCTGATGATGAGATTGAGGTCAACATCAAGTTCGAGCCAACATACACCCAACCCAACTGGACCCATTATTATCTCTGCTCAAATTCAACAGCCGCTCTGAAGCTGGAGGATGGTGATCGTCGGTGGCTGGTTCCCAAGGTGACTGAGAAAAAGTGGCCCAAGGAAAAGTTCGCAGCATTCCACAAGTGGCTCTGTGCTGGTGGCTTCGCTCGCATTGCCTTCTGGGCGAAGACCTATGAGCAGCACGGTGGCAAATATCTTGATCGTGGTCAGGAGGCTCCCATGAGTTCCTCAAAGAAAGAGCTGATCGAAGAAAGTCGGTCAGACGCCGAGAAAATGACTCGTGAGCTGGCCGAAGCAATCGCAGAGCTTGGTCCGGATGCCGAGGTGGCAATCCCAATCCTGTGGATCAAGTCGTGGTTGGTGGACCGTCTCAATGATCAGGTCTATGAGAGTCCTAGGGTGCTGGCCAACATCCTCAGCAAGTGCGGAATGTTCACAACAGATCGCGTCAAGATGGGCACCAAGTATCACCGGCTGGTCGTGAATAAAGAGCCAATGGCCGGATGGATACCCGCAAGGCTGCGTGAGGCAGTCCGCAAGCCAGACGACATCTTGAAGGATGAATTTTAAGCTTTGAATTATTCACAAAGCAGAGGATAAGGCTTGAACCGACCAAGGAGATTATGAAATGTCTGCAACAATCCACATGAACGGCAACATCCACCGCAACAACGACGGCATCGAGTGCACCCCTGAGATCAAAGAGCTGTTCCCAGCTGTGTTCAGCCACCGCAAGTCCACCCAAGTGAGCGAGGACTATCAATTTCACGACTCAGCCAAGATCATTGAGCAGATGCTCGACTCAAACATGAAGCTGGTTGAGCTTTCGCAGGAGCGGCTGCGTTCGTCAACTGTCCGCCAGCCCCACACCCAGCTGCATGCCATGCGCTTCCAATCCAAAGCCTTCAAGAAAGGCTCTGACTTCGGCATCAACGACTCGGTCCCTGAGATCATCATCATGAACAATCACGATGGGCGCTTTCGGTTCCGGGCATTGGCCGGTGTCTTCCGGTTTGTGTGCGCCAATGGCATGATCGTGGGCGATCAGGTTCTGGGCAATGTGGCCAAGCGTCACTTCGGCAAGGAAAACACCTTCGAGAAGACACGAGCCATCCTCGCAGACATGCCCAAGGTCGTTGATTCGATCTCCAAGCGGATTGTGGACTGGGCCAGCGTCACTCTGGACAAGGAGCTGCAGGAAAAGTTCGCCCGGTCGATGATTTCTTCTCGTGGTTGCCCTGACTGGGTCAAAGAGGAGCAGGTGCTACGCGCCCAGCGCCCTTCTGAGAATCCTCGGGACAATGGGGTCCGCGATCTCTGGACCACTTTCAATGTGCTGCAGGAGAACTTGACCAACACCAAGCTCCAGCGCGAAGGTGGCGAAGGCAGGGCTCGTGGCCTCAGCCCGATCCACGGAACATTCAGCAACTATCGCGTCAACCGCGACATCTGGAACGTGGCTGAAGGATTCCTGGAAGACCTGCGCTCTGGTCGTCAGGACTTCTCAACCATGACCGGGCCCGAACTGGTGGCTGAATATAACCGTGTGGCTGCTGCCCAAGGGCTTGACCAGATCAAGCGGTTCGCCACTCGGGAAGCCGGAATCAAACGGCTGGAGGCTCTGGCAGTCGTTGCATGACTTCTGAGATTGACGCTCTTTTCAATTCGGCTCAAAAGGCTCGTAATGAAACCTTGAGCAAGAACCCACCCCGCTTGACAATCAAGAATGGGGTGGGTTTCCTCCTGTTTGATGCCCTCACTCTCTCCTCGCATGAGGCTGGGAAGAAAATACCCGGTCGGCACCGATGGAAGGGCAGCGAGCTGATGTTCGAAGCGATGGACAGTGCCCTGGATTATGTCAAGCGCACATGGCCGAACTTTGTCATGGTTCGCTCTGACCTTGAGCAGAAGAAGCAGCACCCTGTCCCGCCCATGAAAGGCATTGAGTGGGACCCAGTCTATCCCATGTTCCAGCACCAATCGGACGCCTTCAATGCTTCCGCAACCTTGCCAGCTTTCGCCTATTTCATGGACATGGGCACTGGCAAAAGCAAGGTCCACATTGACAATGCTGCCTATCTTTTTGCCGAGGGGTTGATTGACCGGGTGTTGATCGTCGCACCCAACAATGTCCATCGGCAATGGGTTGAGGAGGCACTTGAGGACCACTGGCCCAAGAACCTGCCATTGAATGCGCATGCGCTTATGACTGGCAAGAAGAAGCCTGGAATCTGGGGCAAGTGGTCCGGCCGACAGGAATCCCTCCTCTGGCTCAGTGTTAATTATGATGTGCTTGAGATGTTCGAGGAAAAGGTCGGCACCCGGTCACATTGGTATCTGGGCGAGCTTGGTGAGGAGCTTGAGGACTTTGTCAAGTCAGGTCCCACATTGATGGGTCTGGACGAAAGCCACAAGATCAAGAACCCATTCAGCCAGAGGAGCCGGGCAGTGACCCGCATAGGGCAAGATGCCAAATACAAGCGCATCATGACCGGCACTCCCATAGCCAAGGGCCCGGAGGATTACTTCAGCCAATTCCAGTTCCTTGACCCAAAGATCATCGGCTGCTACTCAATGTCTGGGTTCAAGAACCAATTCTGCCAGATGGGTGGATTCAACAATAAGAAGATCATCGGCTACCACAACACAGATGAGCTTCACCAGCGCATTGGCGCAGTCACTTGGCGCGTTGATAAAGATGAGGTCCTCGATCTGCCGCCGAAGCTTTATAACCGGGTGCTGGTGGACCTGACCGACAAGCAGCGCAAGATGTATACCGAGCTGGTGAACACCTTCATGACAGAGCTCAAGGACGGCACAGTCATCTCTGCCGACGATGCCATGGTGCGGCTGTTGCGGCTCCAGCAAGTTGTATGCGGCTATCTGCCGAATGAGGATGAGACGCTTGAGTTGATCCCTCACAACCGGATGGAGGCTGTTGATCAAGTTGTTGAGGGTGCCAAACGCAAAGTTGTCATCTGGGCTCGTTTCAAGGAGGACATCAACCAACTGATGGCCAAATTCGGAAAAGAGGCAGTCAGATACGATGGCGAGGTCAGTGATGATGACCGGAAGCACAACAAGGCAGCGTTCATCGATCCCACATCAAAAATCAAATACTTCATCGGCAACCCACAAGCAGGCGGTGCTGGGGTTGATGGGCTTCAGGGAGTGACTGACACAGTCATTTATTATTCCAACTCGTTCAGCTCAATCGATCGCTGGCAGAGTGAGGACCGCACGCACCGCATCGGCACCAAAGGCACCGTCAACTATTATGACATCATCGCCCGCAGAACGGTTGACTACGCAATCATGGCCAACCTGAAGCGGAAAAAGGACATCGCTGGGATGTCGCTTGAGGAGCTCAAGCTAATCGCTCGTGGGTGATGGCGGACAAGGGAAAGGCAGCGCCCCACCCTTGGCGATGACCCACCGACAAATGCGACCGCCTGCAGCACTCAGCTCATCTGCCCACTTGTCCCGCGAAATGCGATAAAGCTCGTCTGTCTTCTCGCTCGTTACGATATCAATTGGCGGGACTGGGGCTGGCTCCACCAACGTCTTTATGTCTGCAGACGGCGGGAAGCTGTTCAACGGAATAGCCGTTGTTGAGCAACCGCTGGCAGCCAGCAGCAACACGGACGTCGCTGGGAGCAGAATCAGGTATTTCAGAGATAGCATCGATCAATTCCTCTTCTTGTTTTGTGATGCGCAGTGCATCGGTCACACGGTCAGTTGATGCGGCTTCATTTGCGATGTTGGTGGTGGTCAGGTCTTTGACTTCCGCGAGAGCAATTTTTGCCTTCCACTTTGAGTCGCGGTAATCATCTCCCTTGCAGAAGCCCAGAACAAGGCAGAGGCTGGCAACGGCGACCATTGTGATGACCTGCTGGGCGGAAGTTGGCAGGAAGCCCTTGATGGTCTCCCAAGCAGCTTTTGCAGCGATTATTGACATCTCAGAATTCCTCGTGTTGGGGCAGCTCCGAAAGCGAGGCTGCTTAGTGCTTTTCTTCTACGTGAACAGGGTCTTCATCTTTCCCAGTGGCTCTGCGTTCACTTTTCTGGGTGAACCAAGAAGCCATAGCCAACCCAATGAGGCCCTGGACCACAATCGATTGGGCCAGAGTTTTGAAAAGATCATTGTCTGCCAAAGTCCGATCATTGTTCAGCATCCACAGAACACCCCAAGTCAGAATGAATATGCCTGCTCCGGCAACTCCGGCCGGACTCAGCCGACCAATCTGCTTGTCCAGGAATTCCCAGCAGTTCATGACAGCTTTCCTGTTCGAATCATTTCGGTTACGCGCTTGGCGCGTGCAGGAGTTTGCTTTGCCCACTTGCTGAGCATGAAATTGTCTGCTGCCTCTTTGAATTGGCCTTTCTCAACCAGGCCCAAGCTGTTCTTGAAGCTCGCCAGACCTGCTGTGCCGAGCTGAAATGCCAGTGAAGTCAGAGCAACCTTTCTTGCGGTGTTGTCGCCGACTGCTTTCCAAGCTGGCCACTTGCTTATGACCGAGACAAAGCGGTTTATGTCATTCATCTTTAACATGTTGATCTCAAGATCAGTCAACACCCAGTTTCGCCAATCCCCCGGCTTGCGAGAGGGATCGTTCTTTATCAGGATGGCCTCTTCTTCTTGTGTTATGCGGCCACCCTTGCGCGGGTCAATCAACCGTCCGATGCCGATTGTCCACCACCCAAGGTGATCTTTGTAGGCTCTCGCTCTACGACCCTCCTCAAATTCAAGGTGCTCAATTGCTGCAGCCACAAATTCATCGTCTGTGGGCAAAGGGTCAGGAGCTGAGGAAGGTGCCAATGCACCCCAGATCGCGTTGGCAGTGACCGGGCCCCAGAGGCCATCTGCTTTGACGCCGACGCGCTGCTGGATATCTTTCAGTGTTGGCATAAAACTTCCTTCCTAATTGTTGTCAATCCTAGTGGCGATTGCGCTCTTCCTTCGCAAGCTCTGCCAAGAATGAAACATTCGCATCTATCCGCTCAATTCGAGAGGCCACGCCGTCAACCTTGGGCTCCACGACATCCAACCGGGCAGAGTTGCTCTCAACTTGACCATACATGACACCCAGCGTGAACACCCCCACTCCTGCAGAAGTCAGGAGAGAAACAATCACCCCTATATCCGTCAAGGTCAAGGATTCGCGAACAGCTTTTATCGTATCATTCATTAAAACACCCCCACTAATAAACTATTTGTGCCACCGACCATACACGCAATGTGTCATTTCATGCCCCAGCCATGACCTTGCTGACGCTTTTTGCAAGCTCGTTACATGGATCTCGCAGCCATCCGGCCGTAAATAGGAGTAACCCATTAACTCGCGACCCTCGGTAAAAGTTCCCTCTGGAGCAGTTTCGCGCAATTCTTTCAGGGAACGATGCTCAATGACTTCGACCACCTGCTCTCGTCGCTCGAACTCTGCACCCTCGAAATTATAGCCATCCGGCTGCTGCCCGCAGGAAACGAGGCAGCAGCCGGCGAAGAGAGCTGAAGGGAGAAGCCTCCCCATCATTCTTCTGCTGGTGGGGTGATGGGCTCTGGTGCAGGAGCCTCAACGAATCGGCTGTCTGGCTCTGGGTCTTTTTCCTTTGCTGGCCACTTCATTCCTGCGGGTGGATTGATGCCAGCTTCGCGCTTGAAAATCTGGCTCTTCAAGGCGCTCTCTTCAGGCTTGCCCATGAATTGGCCTTCCTCAAAAGCAGTGGCTGCACCAGCCGCAATGGTCTTGATAATTGGGCCGCACTCATCCATCTTGGCATAGACAATTTCTATGAATTCATCCCAAGCACCCACTCCTGGAGTGTTGATGGCAGTGGTCAGCTTTTCACGAATTTCGCTCGGACAAGCCTCTGGGCTCCCAATCAAAAATTCCAAGCCAGCTTCTCGAAGGCCATATAGTGTTGGGATGGTTCCGCCGTTTTGCAGTTCTTCAATTTTCATTTCAATTCTCCTGTGTTGGTGTTGACATTATAGGCTACTTCTTCTGGTTGGCTAGGGTGTTTTCAAGTGCCTCCACCCGCTGTGCCAAATCAGCTATCACTTTCTTCAAGCTGCTATTATTGCGCTTCTTTTTGTGGTCCTCATTTGACTTCCATTTCTTGCCCTTTTTATCCCATTCACAGTCATCTTCGGGAATGGTCACGTTGGAGGCTACGACGGTCCATTCGGGATACCCCGCCGTGACCGAGACTATCTGCTGCTCTTTCCCATCAGGGCTTTCAATCAATATCATGAACTTACTCCTATACTGCTTCCTGAGGTTACTGTTCGCGTGTTCCCGGCAGAGCAACGAGCCACTAGGCGGAAAGTCTGGACAGAACCGGCAGATAGGCCGGTAGCTGATCTGTTACAGGTTATCGAGCCGGGGAGTGGGTCGTATAGCCCCTCTCCGGTGCTGACTATGGGGTGGGGATTGGACGTTGCAGTAGCTCCTACATCAGCCCAAACTCCGGGCGATGTTTCTCTCTGCCATTTCATTTCTACCTGAGTGTTTCCACCCGGAGCCGCTGCTGCCAAGTATAAGCCTATAGACGAAGCCGTGAGCGTTGCAGTCGTGACGCCTGCTGGAAGTGTCACAGTCAGGCTGGAAGTCACAGCCGCGAAGCTTGTTGTCGAGAATGAACCTACTGTGCCGGACGCGCTTGAGGAACCGCCACTGCCACCTGTAGGGGGAGGAGCGACCACCTTCTTCACCTTGACGGCAACTGGAGGATATGATTTTCCGCCGTAGGAAGCTGTAACCGACAGCATTGCTTCTGGCCCGGACAGGCCGGAGTTGATTGCAAGCTGCCCAGTTCCTGAGCCGCTGATGGAAGGCGCGGTGCCTGCAAATGTTCCTGACAGAACGGATACACTCCATGTCACGCCGGACGTATAAGCTGAGCCGCCAGCTACGGTCAGTTTGTAAAGCGTCGTTGCAGGAAGCGATGTGGTCAACGAGCCGTCTGACGCATAATCAAGAACCACCTCTGCCGGACCTGATGCACTTTTGGTTACGTCGGCAGCAGCTTCAATATTGCTATCGGTAGCTGCCGGTGCTTGGCCTACAATTTGGAGTGCGGTGCCTTCCAGTGTTACAATTTCGGATTGAGCCTTTAGAACTCCGCTGTTGTCATAAAGGTTGTTACCTATACGTGCTGCGCTTCTAACAGAACCCTGTCTGAGGCCGGTATATGTAGTTGCTGCTGTATATGCATGCCAAATAGGATAATATCCTATTCCAGCTGCAACAGGGTGGGAATACATGACTACTCCGTTTAGGCAGACATCTATAGTTACACCTGTGTAATGAAGAGCAACTTCTGATCCACTATAATCTCCCAAACTATAATTTGTGTAAACCTGTAAACCAAACACATAAACCTGCATGGAGCCTATGAACGGGTTAAAGTGGGCAGCAATATTCATAGTGTCGTAAGACAAAGATAGTAAATCATTGCCAAAGTTTAGCATAGTCCACGCTCCGCCTCCTATAGCGGTAGCAGACATAAACCCAGAGCCAACAATTCTGTCTCCATACACAGCCGCATCGTAAGAATTAGGTGTTCCCGCTGCACGTATAAAGGTGTTGCCTGATATCGTGCAGTTGGTGAAATTGAAAAATCTCGCACTGGTATCCGCTCCCGCAGATATCCCTACAAATTTGG